TCAACAGTAAACTCCAAAGAGGCTCCACTGCTCCAAGCAATAGCAGTATTGTTATGAATCTGTTTAGAATATGTTCCAGAAGAAGCAGTGACAAAACCACTATCTGCACTTCCGGAAGTAGAATTAAAGCCTGTACCTGTAATTTTAAACTCGGGTAGAGTGAAGTTCAGTCCTGTTGCAGTAATAGTAATACTACTATATGTAGGAGTATATTGAGTTTCATCACTTTTATATTGAAGAGAGGAAATATTAGTATCTACTACAAGATCTCTTGGTTTAGTAAGATCCGGGTCTAAAACTAAAAAGCTTTGATAAGCTCCAGTGGCTCCATTAAGACTTCCTGCAAGAAAATCATTTGAAAAATCAGGAGAAAGAGAATCTTTATAGAAAGTTTTATTTGAAACAGCAATATCAAATACTCTATCGATATATAATACTGTGTCACTTTCTACATATGCAATTTTTGCAGCTCTTTCTCTTTGGTTGGCTGGACCTGAATCTACCTCAAATTTTAAAACATTTGTCAAAGCATAGGCGGACCCTGTGAATGAAGTATTTACTCCAGTTACTTTATTTGAACCCGCCGGAATACTAATAGTACCATTTACTTGACTCCAGATACTTGGATTTGAGTAAATAGCACTTCCTCCGCCCGCTACTGCAGCCGCATTTAAGTCTATCTTAGACTGTTCAATTTCGTCATACCAATAGTCAATATCTAAATCTTCATCGAACTTATAGTTTGCAAGTTTAACAGTGCTACTATAGTAATCTACAAATACATATGCTGTTTTGGAGTTATCCTTTAAGGGTTTATAATCTATAGGCCAAGTAGAAAAAGCTCTTGAACTAGAAGAGTCATCTGTATAGGCATAGAAATAAACAGGAGAGTTCTCAAATTGAAAATTATAAGTTGGAGTACTCGTATCGTGTGTTATAGCCACAGGAGCACTTACATAGCCACCTTTTACTAATCCATAAATTCGAGCAAAGTTTCCTCCAAAAATATCTTCTATAATGACTTCTGCTGATACTGCTGCCGATTTTTTTCCGTCCTCAGTAATTGATTTAACTCTAAATGTATACTGACCGTCCGGAACATTATCAAAAGAATAAGAAGTAGTAGGAGTTAAATTACTAGACGGGTATCCTGGAATATTTGATTCAAACTCATACTGAGTTATATACTCTGCAAAAGTTTCTGTAATTGCAGGCGGATCCCAAACTACTATAATCTCTTCCCCTGGGCTATTAAACTTAGGGGTTCTTAGCACACGAATATTTTTAGGTGCAGGTATTTTAGACCCTGGAGTTATAGGAGGCCGTACAGGATCATCTATAGCGAGAGTGAAATTATTATCAACAGCATCAAACTTACTTTCATAGTACTCGACTGCAGTAATTCCAAAAGTATTGTCATTCTCTATAGAAATTGCTAAAATTTTGTACTCTTTTGGGGATACTGCAGATTCTACGGAGTCCTTTATGCCCCAGATATTTCCTAGCTCTATAGGTGCGCTTGCGTAGGGAAGAGTCACTGTAATTTTATTAGTACTTGAATCAACCGCAGTAATAGCGCAATCATGTACCAGACTTTCCTTACTATACTGAAGAGATAGCATATTTCCGGAATCATCATATGCATTGTTTATTTTACCTAAAATTTGAGTTTCGGTTCCAGTAAAAGATACTGAAGTTCCATCTTCATCAGGAGCAGCAGATACTACATCTCCTCTAGTGTAAGCGGTACTCCCAATCGTAGCAGATGCTTGGCCCAAGACAACTTTATCCTCAATAATTAAAGTAGAAAGTAAATCATCGGTAGTAGGATATGATCCCGTTGCACCGCTCTGGGCATTTCTATCTAGGGTTAGCTCCATGCTAGTTGAGCTAAGACTATTTACTCCTGTAATTCTTCCGCTTGCTCGGTAGTTAAAGTCATGATTATCCTGAATAGTAATTATATCTCCAGGAGCTAAGAATGCTGCATTTATTGCACTTTTAAAAGATACAAGTTCAGTTTGATTAATTGCAGTCCATAATTTCCATCGGCCATAGCGAACTGCTTGACCTTCTGAAGTACACCCGAATGCATTAGCATTTTCTTTAGTAATCTTACCTGTTCGAATAATATTTTCGCGATCTTCAACAATGACAGGTTCAAGTTTATAATCAGTTTTAGGATTATTCCAAGAAACAATTACTTGATTTGCTCTAGTTTTTGACCCTGTACTTTGGTACTCGAAAGCGCCCTCTATAACATTACTTCGATTAAAAGCATACACAGGGGATTTCTTTTCATCCATAATTGGAACTAGCTTTCCGTCCATCCAATATAGCATACCTCTAAATATAGTTGACATATCTTTAAGAACTTTAAAAACATCTGCTGCTTTTTGAAAATAAAGATTTGCTCTAAATCTAGGCTCTAATCCGCCCTTACCATCAGGAACTAACTCATCTGAATACCTTGCAATTCTATATAAAGAATAAATGTCAATATCCACATTTCGAGCTGTCGCGGGGTCTTCTTTAAGGAATTCTCCTATACCATAGCGATTATTTGTAAGAATATCATAAAAAATCCAAGCAGGATTATCTGTATATACCTTTCCCTCTCGAAAAGTTCCATTAAATAACTCATCGTATAAATCGTCAACATTTTTGTAAGAGCCATCAGTATTTAATCCCAGCTCTTCTCTTGTAGTATAGTTGTGAGGAACTTTTACTTTAAGGCCAAAACAGTCATAGGTTCTTGAAGGGGTATTTGGAAATTGTTTGGAATTAAAGGTTACATTTGCTACAGCAGTATAAGGAAAGTTTAATTTTTCTTTTATTACTCCAAACGCAGTTTCAATACCCCCGGACTGAACTGCTTGCCACTTATCTACGTCAGAACCTCTCCAAGTAAGATTAGGATAGGTATGTCCTCTACCCGTTTGAGTATCTGTGAAATTTTCACTTTCTGTGATTCGTGTAATTTCTAATTTGAATCCTGCAAAAGGTTGGAACGGCTCCAGATTAATAGAGTGAGTAAAGTTTACAGCACTTGTATACTTTCCTCCGTGCTTAAATAAACCTCTACCTGCCGCTACCTTAGACGACCAGTTACTATAGTTAGTTGCTTGACTTAAATTACTAATTAAATTACTTGTAATTCTTCCATTACCGGAAAGGAATCCTTGACTTTCCCACCCATAGCCATTTCCTTGAGTATTTGTTTGAATAAAAAGTTCTATAACATAGCCCGCACCTGCATCCTCTTTTGTTCCTTTTTCTGTATTTGTTAGATATAGTCCCCCGGGATACTTAAAATTTAGTTGAACTAAATCTATTTCTCCAGAATTGGGGTTAGCTTCAATAATACTTGCAGTAGTGCCTATATTAAGTGTAGTGACATTTGCAACTGAAAGAGTAGTTGTACTTGAGCCGACTCCTTGTAAAGTTTCAATTGGATTTTGATCCATTGTACCAGGTCTAAATTGGTATCCAGAAGAATCATATTTACGATTATAGGGATTATTTCCGTCAGAGTTACTAACCGGAGCAGAAATGCTAAAAGATTTATTGGAAAAAGTTAAGGGAAGATTACTATCTAAAGTAATAGATCCACTGGAAGAAATTGAAGAAATTCCTTTTGTTAAACTAATATTTAGCACTAGATCGGCCGTTTCTAACCAATCCAATTGGTCAAGTCCAAATACTCTATTTACATATATTTTTACGGTATTATTAGTTTGATTAACTTCTTCTACCCAGCCAGCAATTTCTCTATCATCATCTCCTGTAATTACTGCCCAGCCTTTTCCGTCTTGAAGGGCTCGCTCCTGAAACCACCCATTAGACCTGTTAGCCTGACCATATGCAATAGCTGTCGGCAAATCAGTTCCTGTATATGTTAATTGAATCAAAATACCTGTAGGAATAGCTCCCACTGTATCATAAGCAGCACTAACTCCTGCTGTACTATTATGAGTAAGCTCAGAGGACGTTTTATTATATAAATCATGAATAAGTATAAATTGAGTATCTACAACTCCTGGGTCATAGGAGTAAGAATTGTCTTCCCAATCCTTAACAGTAATAGTAGTTGTACCAGAAGTTCCAGATATAGTTTCGCCTCCAACAGGAACATAGCCAACTTCATTATCTTCAAAAATTGCATCATTATTCAGAAAAACACTTTTTCCGCCTTTCGCAAGTCCTAAAATTGGCCCTTCTGATATAATATCTGTAATCGATATTACTTGTTCAGTACTCCCATACACAACATTATTCAGAGCATTATTTTTAGGAAATGCTGAACGTCTATCTGCTCCTGTTATTGATTTAGATGCCATTAAAAATTACTCCTATACCTACTTATTGGAAGGATTTGAGCCCTGACCCGACCATCCGTCCCCTTGACCCCTGCCGGGTATAAAGGTACCATTTGAACCATATGTTGCACTAGCCCCCGCGATTTCAAAACTTACGGGCTGACCTGGTACCCTAAGCCTGCCATATAAAACCGGCACAGGGTCTCCTTCAATAATATTTTGTTCTGCCCCATTAAATAAGTAAGATTGCTCCTGGTCACCATCTGTAGAGGGGTCCGGAGCCATCATCTGTGTAATTCCAGCTATTGCTAAATTAGTCGCCATTCCTAGAGCAGCTGTAGCAGCAACCTGGGCAAGCGTTCCCGCCTGTCCCGCAAGTACAGTTCCAAGGGTATGTGAAACCGTAGGAGCGTATCCTCCTACAGCTTGCCCAGTATATGTAAGCATGCCTGGGACATAGATTGCTACAACTACTA